GCCCATTCTTCTTCGGTCAAATCCCTTGCGGGTAAGCCGATGAAATAACCGCCCCCGAGAAACAATACTTTGCTCATATTGCCTCCGTGATCATCAACTGGCACCTCACAGCGGCATAATACCGTCCACTTCCCAGCGGATACTCGAATTCGCCTGGTGTGACACTCCAGCCGTCCAGCACCATGTCAGATGCCGGGCATTTGTAGCCTTTCATTGCCTCTGCATACTTGCCGCAATAGTCAACCAGTTCTCCCGCAAACTCCCTCACACCAACGCCCTGTTCGCTTGCCTGCCAGAACATCAGATCGTTCACCTGCCATTGCATCGTTGCGCTTGCGCCAATCCCCAGGAATTGCCCGTCCCTGCCTTCACCTGGCATGCCGCCTAACGGCAATAACAACCGGCAAGGCAAGTGCGCCGTAGTAAGCGATTCCGGCAAGGCTGTCAGGTTGTAGACCTTTGGCGTTTTTCCGCTGGTGGTCGTGACCGTCACTTTTGCCAGATTGTCATAAGCAGTCAATATGTTGCTCATATCCGCACCTGATAACGTTTCAGCAGGTTCTTTACATCCGCCGGTAATGCGCTTGGCATGATGGTCACGCCGTCACCAGTTACGAGCGGTCTGTCAACGTCCCCACTGTTATCCTTCTGCCGATACAAGAAACTCGTCAACCTGATACAGGCATGCACAATGTCATCGGGCGGTGTGGCAGAATAACCCCACGTTCCCGCGACCGTAATAACTGAATCCTCGTCATCGAATTTCCAGTCGTAGCCGGACTTCAATTTCACCTGCCATTTCGGTGTGGTGTTGCGCGGTAACAGAACGTAGTTTGCGGATGCGATTTCGTCACCGTCCCCATTTGTGAGCTTCGTCACAGTCAGCAGATCGTACGAATCCAGGAGCAGTATCTTGCCTTTGATATTCTCTGCATCAAATGTGTAAGAGGCGGTTTTTGCGCTGAAATTTCGCCCCGTAGACGCGTCTATGATGCCGCTCGCACTGTCAAGTAACTGCATGAGCAGCACGTCATCCGTGTCGGTGTTAATGCCCATGTAGTCTTTCACTTGTATCAGTTCTGCGTAGCTCATTTCACACTCTGCTTTTCAGCCATCTTGTTTTTGATAGCGTTGGAGGATTTCTTGGTCGGCTTGTTCGTGATCTTCACCGCCGGAGCTTCTTCCGGAAATGAGATAAGTTCCACAAACCCAGCCCGCAAGAAGTCGTCCAGTTTCTCATCGGGTACTTTGGCAATCGTGCCCGGCTTGTACGGCTGTTTGTAGTAGAACTGCTGTAATACTTTGACCTCTGCCATGTTTTCGTAACCTGCCAATCTCGGATAGATCGCCCTGCCGTCCGTGCCAATGTGCCCGCATTTCACATCGAACCGGCAGATCTGTTTCAATCCGTATTTTGCGGAATCGTAGGCAATCGCCCAGTCAGGCGGATAACTCTTTTCGGTTGCCCTGAAATTGAATAGTTCCAGCACCTTCCGCCTGAATAACGTAAAGCCCATGCCAACACCCGTCACACGCGCCATGCCGTCTCGCTCTGCTTTTGCGTAGAGTTTCGGAAGGTAGGTAAACGACCGGCTGAAACTTGGATTCTTTTCGATGTACAGGAACGCGTTTACACAATGCGCCCCGTGCCTGAGCATGTAAAGCCCGTACACAATCGGCGCGTCCACTTCGAGCAGTTTGACCAGCCCGTCTTTCGGAACAAGCATGTCGTGCTCGAAAGTGACCAGCGCGTCATAACCTTCGTCCAGCACGCGCCGTTGAATTTGTTGGTATTGATGGAGCGTATTCTTATGCCGCCCTTCACGCCCGTAAGGATTATCCAACCCGATCACCCAGTCAGCTTTCCAGCCTTCCGGCACGTCCAGATCGTAGAAGGATTCCACTGATTCAGGGAACGCCTGAATAATCCCGCCTTCCTCGTAGGTTGGCATGAAGATCAACACTCTTTGCTCGCTCATATACGCTCCATCAATGAATCGTTAGTTGTTAGCCGGAAGACGGATGAGCACCGTAGCCGATAGCCTCTGCGTTCAGCACGCCGTAGACCACATCGAACAGGTAAACCAGTTCAATTTGTCCGTAGCGGGCACGGGTGTAAGGATCGCGGATCAACTGCAGTCCGGCACCGTTGCGAACGCCCACCTGCGACCAGTCACCGAAGAACAGCGATTTCTTGCTTGCGCCGATAGTGTCAGCCTTATTGGTGAAGTACACCGGGAAACCGAGAATGCTCTCGCGATAGACACCAGCAGGTGTTTGTGAGTAGGTCAGCGCATCGTTTTTCAGCGCAATAAGTTTGGCGTAGGAAGGACCGCTCATGACCCAGGCAGCCGAACCACCGTCAAGGTAGCTCACCATGTCGGACTGGAAGACCATAGCTTCCATTTCACCCAATGCAACTGTTGTGGCAGAGGCAAAGGTCTTCAAAGGCGTACCGTTAGTTTCAACTTCGGTAATCAGCAGGTCATTGTGGGTCTTTGCCATGCCGCGTCCAACCCAGTTTGCCAGGAAGGATTCAAGGCGGCTGTCTTCGTCACGAAGCAGTTCGTGTGAAATGCGGATGATCTTCGAGTATTTCGCCAGAGTCATCTGCTTACGCCCGGTTGCCGGAGCGTCATCATCGAAATCCTCTGTTTCAGTCGCAACCACGAATTCGCCGTCTGCCTCATTGTCGTAAGGCACGTTCACGGTTGTACCAACGCCCGGAATCTCGGTCACACCCAAGCGAGACCACAGAGCGGCTTCATCGCGCCGGGCGATCACGTTCTGATAGTGACCGGTCGGTACGAGATACTGACCGTCTACGTCAGTACCGATGTTCATGTCGGTGTCGTTGGATGCCTTCAGGCTCTTCATGACGCTGTTTTCTTTGCCGGTGCGGATGTAGTGCATAAAGCCCTTCATCTCGTCTTTTTCACCAACACTGGAAACAACGGTAAATGAGCCTTTGGCTTCCCCGCGCTCGCTTCTCAGTTCGTCAACAATCGACTTGCGAACCTTTTCCATCTCGGCTTTCAAGTCAATTTTTTCTTCAACAGGCTGTTCCTGAACAACCTCTTTTTCCATGTCTTCCATTTTGATCTCCTCTTGATCTGGTAATAGTGTTTTGATTGTGATTGCTTCCGCTTCGTCCTCAACCGCATCCACCGTCTCTTCGACCTCCGGGATCGCCTCTGTAAAGACTTCTGCTTTCGCTTCGATAACGGCAAACTCATTCGCCGGTTTTCGCCATTCGTTTACGTCAAATAAAGCCAGTTCCCCAACCGGCCACACGTCAATAATTCCACCCGCGCTTTTTCTCACTAAATGAGATACCGCCCCACTTGACGCTTTCACGCCATCCACGCCCGCTGCCAGCAAACGCAATGCCAGTTCTTCTTCATCGTCCAAAGCCAGGTCGAACCAGTGACCGCGTGCGTCTTTGCCAGTGTAGGTTGCTTCACCAATAATCACAGGCGGGGTTTGCTTCTCTTGCGGGTCATCAGGTCCAAAGCCGTGATAGTAGGTCACAGGTCGTTTGTCGCCAACGTTCAGCACAATGTCGGTCTGCTCGGTGAAACATTCGCCGTCCATGTCACGCCCTTTTATCGGACCGCCAAACGGAACGCCCAAAACGCGCCAATCAATCAGGCTGTAATCCACATCTGCTTTCAAGCGTTTTGTTTCAACCGCGTCACGCTCGATGTTTTCATTGCTTGCGATTTTCAACGTCAATTTATCAGACACTTGCCACCTCTTTCTCTAATGCCGTCCGTACCATGTACTGAACTCTCGGAGCGTAAACCGAAGACGCTTGACTTACCGTCAACCAACCGCTCATCGCGTGCTGGTAGGTTTGTTTGCCCTGAACATACGCCGCCACATACGGTAGGTTATTGCCGATCACCGCTTCCCAACCACCGCGCCGCATCTGGACAGTCCACTTCCTGCCCAAGTCACCCGTGCGCCTGTAAGGTACGCCGATATGCTTGCCAAAAAAGCCAGCCCGAGCACGCCTGCTCTTCTCACTGTTTCCGTAAAGTACACGGTTAGGCACTGATTTCAGTTTCGGATACTCTTTCAGCTTACCCTGAACAAACCTTGCGCCTTCTTCGAGTGCTGCCTGAACCCGCGCCATCTTTTCAAGTCTCGTAAGCCCGGCAACCAGTTTTTCGACACCTTCAATGCGGATGGATGCGCCAGCCATTAGACAGCCTCTTTCGGGTACTCGTAAGCAACCTGACACCTGCATCTCGGATGAGCTGGCGGATACATCCCATCTGTTATCATCTGTTTGTGTCTCGGTCCACAAATAGGACAAACGCGCTCATCATTCATCGTGAGCCAGACCGGAACCATCCGCCGCCCTGTGACATCTGCCAACCTGTCAACCGCTGCTTTTTCACCTTCAACCACAGAACGGGTCGTTTCTGTCACGGCTATCATCTCTGCCCTGACAGGAGAATAAAACCGCTCCAATCGTTGCGCTAAATCGTGAACCGTCCACTGCTCCTCAAAATATCGTGGAACTAACTCATTCACGCCCACATAAGTTTTGTCGAACATTTTCTGCAATGTCGGTACTAAACTGGTTCGCGCCCAATTCACCGCATCGGCATTGATCAAGTCCCAATCAATCGTGATCCCAACAAGCGGTAATTCCAGCGCACTCTGAACGAACGTGTCAACCAGAATCGGCTCGACCTGGTTCTGAATGCGTTTCCAGCCGTTCTGCCAGTAGGAACGCACGTTATTCAAGTCCGGCGGGTCGCCTAAATAGCCCATCAGCTTATCGAGTTCAGACTGAAACTCACGCGAGAGCACCCGCCCTAACTTGCGCTCGATCTCAAAGCGGTCAAGGCTCACGGGTACACGCTCCACTCGAAGACTCTCTTCACGTCTTCCACCGTTTTCACGTTTTCCAATGCCCCACTTATCGCTCCATGCAAACTTGGCTCAAGGATCGTGCTTTCAAACTCCCGGATAGGCTTGCCTTCTTTGACGCGTTTCTCTGCCATTCGCTGCCACTTGCGGAGTTCTGCCACCTGCTCGTCTTCCGGCTGTGTTTCCGCTTCCTGCTCGCTGAATAAGGCTTCCTGCTCTTCGCTCAACACAAACCCAGCCAGGTCAAGCGCAAGGCGGGTCGGCAAACCGGATGCCGTCAATTTGTTCAGCACATCGGCTCGCTCGTTCTCGTCTTCCTGGAAGATGTCAAGTTCGTTCAACTGGAATTCAAGTTTTATCTTGTCACGCGCAAATAACTGCTCGTTCAAAGCATCTTCGTAAAGCTGCAAACGCGGCTTGATCGTATCTTCGTAGAAACTCAATCGGTCTTCCTGTGCGGTTGCGTAGTTTGCCGCCTCGCTGTCAAGCATGGTCTGCTTGATGCCGAATGCCATTGCGATATTCTTTTTGCTTATCTCGGATAAGTCGCTGAATGCCAGGTCTTTCAATAGCGGAGTGAGTGTGGTCGGCTGGATAGAACCCGCTCTCACACCCAACACCCGGAACGCATTGCGAATCGTGGTAGCAGAACGCCTGAACCAGTCCTGAATGCGCTCGATCTCGTTCCTGTCGTTCGTGTCAACACCTAACAGTGTGACCGGCATTGCCCCACCCTCAAAGTACACTTCCGGGAACTTGCTCAAAGCATCTTCGCGTCAATCGTAGAAGCCCTACCAGCACCCACACCCGGCAGAATGTCTTGAGTCGGGTCATATTCGGCAATGTAGAGCATTTCATACTTGCCAGCCCGTAGGTCGTTCGTCCATGTCGCCCCACTGCTGTTCTGCTTGAACACCAGCTCGCCGGTATTCATGTATTGCACGTTCATGTCAAACGGATTGCGATACTGGATGTCTTTCCTGATCCCGCTCTTGTTCGCAATGATTTCACCGTACGCTGCCCCTCGCAATAGCAAGCCAGCTTCCCACTGCCAAAGCAGGCGTGACAGCGAAGTCGGGTACTGCCACTCGATCTCACTCTCGCCTTTCACCAGCCGGAATGGAACGGTCGATAACGCGTCACAGCGCAACTGGATGGCGCGGTACAGGATCGGCACACGCGAATACAACGCCGCAATAGAATCAGGCACGCCGTCACTTGTCAGGAGGTCTACCCAGCCAGGAATGTTTGTTATTGCCTTGTAAGTTTCTGCCATAGATACTCCTGTTAATCCATCCACAAAATAACGCCAGCGCTGGTTGCTCCGTGCCATGCGATTGCTAAAGATAAAACACAGTCATCGTGCATCCCGTCAGGTGCTGAATAACTAAACCCACCGGAAGCATTACGCTTGCTTTCAAAACTCAATAATTCCCCGACCAGTATTTGGTCGTTCAAGACTAAAATTTGCCCATTTTCAAAGGCTGCCTGCAGGTTCTGAATAATTGCCTGCTTCGTCGCTGAAGTCGTGGTAAATGGCACGATATTCAATCCACGCGCCACCAACTCGTCAATCACCGGTCTGCCGATGCTGTTTGATTCCACAACCATCGAAGTCAGGTGATAGCGGTTGTAGACCGCTTCCAACCGGTCAATCAGCACCGGGTAATCCACGCGGTTGAACCGATCCAGGTAGACCATCTCTTTCGTTTCCGCATCCAGCACCGTAACGACTGTAAAGTCCACGCTTGCCGCAACATCCACGCCGGCAACGTACTGCCTGCCCTGCTCGTACTCTTTCGGCTCAAGAACTGCCGCTTCCTGCACGCGCCTGAACACGCCGCCGGAATCGTCAATGAACTCTGCCAAATACTCTTGTCTGAATATCATCTCAGGCAAGTCACGTTTAGCCGCTTCAATCTCTGCCGGCTCAATGTACGGATTCGATGAAGTCGGGAACGTCCACGATTCCCAGCCTTCCTCGCCATTTACGCCGCGCATGTAGGCTTCCCAGAACCAGTTGCGCCCCTTTGGTGTCGAGATGAACAGTGCCT